TCTCTATCACATCTAAGAGGTTCAAATAGTATTGGACAGCTTAGTGATTGTGTCATTGCTCTTGAACGTAACCAACAATCAGATGACCCTGAAGAAGCACGAACAACTAAGTTGAGAGTTCTTAAGTCTAGGTATACCGGTGACGTAGGACTTGCTTCCAGAGTTATATATGATGGAGAAACAGGTAGACTATCTGAGTTGACTGATGAAGACATTGAGTTTGATGATAGCACAGGAGAGGCATTTTAATGCAGTTAGTATTTGACATAGAAACAGATGACCTTAAGGCAACGCTGGTACATTGTATTGTTGCTCAAGATGTAGAGACAGGAGAGATATTTAAATTTCCCCCTGATAAACTTCGAGAAGGTTATGAGTTCTTAACCAAAGCAGATACCTTGATAGGACATAACATCATTGGCTTTGACATACCTATGGTAGAGAAGTTCGGTGGTGTTGACCTATCTAACAAACCTATAATAGATACTCTTGTTTTATCTAGGCTGTTCAATCCTTCCAGAGAAGGTGGTCACAGTTTAGAGAAGTGGGGATACAAACTAGGATACCATAAGATAAACTTCACAGATTATCTAAACTATTCTACAGAGATGCTAGACTATTGTGTCCGTGACGTTCAGCTTAACGCTGTTGTTCTTAAGGAATTACGAAAGGAGAGTAAGGGTTTTTCTAAGGAGTGTATATCTTTAGAGCAACGAGTAGCCGGTATAGTTAAACAACAAGAAGTCGATGGCTTTAAGTTTGATACTAAGCACGGCTTACTTTTACTTGCCGACCTTAGAGAAAAGAAACAAGCGATAGAAGATGAGGTTCATAATACATTCAAACCTAAGTGGGTTGATGCTAAGTTAGTAACTCCTTATATTAAAAAAGATGGTGAGTTATCTAAACGTGGTATGACTGATGATGAATATGATAACTGTATAAAGACTCAAAAGCTTGAGCCATTTATGAGACAGCAGTTAGTTGATTTTAATTTAGGTAGCCGTAAACAAATAGGAGAATATCTTATTGACTTTGGTTGGAAGCCTAATAGATTTACACCAACGGGTCAGCCTATTGTAGATGAGAAAACGCTATCAGCTATTACTCATATACATGAAGCTAATTTAATAGCACAGTTCTTACTACTTCAAAAGCGTATAGCTCAGATAGATTCTTGGATAGACGCTACCGAAGATGACGGACGTGTGCATGGTTTTGTGATTCCTAATGGTGCTATCACCGGAAGGATGACACATAGAAGCCCCAACATGGCACAAGTACCAGCAGTCTACAGCCCTTATGGTAAGGAATGTAGAGCTTGTTGGACTGTAGAAGAGGGTAATGTTTTAATCGGTGTTGATGCTTCTGGTCTTGAGATTAGAATGTTAGCCCACTATATGAATGACGAGGACTATACAAATGAAATACTTAACGGAGATATCCACACAGCAAATCAAAAACTTGCACAGCTTGAATCAAGAGATAAGGCAAAGACATTCATCTATGCCCTCATGTACGGAGCAGGAGATGAAAAGCTTGGGTCTGTGGTTGGTGGAAATACAGCAGATGGCAAAAGAGCTAGACAATATTTCTTTGATAATAAACCTACATTTAAATCTCTTAGAGACAGAGTACAAAGAGCTTCAACAAAAAAATTCCTTAAGGGATTAGACGGCAGGAAACTCTATGTTCGTAATCAGCATTCAGCACTGAACACTTTACTACAGGGTGCAGGTGCTATTGTTATGAAGAAAGGTTTACAGATATTAGATGATGTATTAAAATTAAATAAGGTTGACTACAAGTTTGTAGCTAACATACATGATGAGTGGCAGATAGAAGTAGTTGAAAGCCAAGCCGACTTTGTTGGTAGGTCAGCAGTCGATAGTATAATAAAGGCAGGAGAACATTTTAATCTTCGTTGTCCATTGGACGGCGAATACAAGATAGGAGGAGATTGGAGTGAAACCCATTAAAGAAGATAGGAAGAAATTTGATATTGATTTAGAGTATGGAGAGATAAGAGAAGATAAGATAAAGGAGATGCTAACCGGTAAGAAGATAGAGGTCAAGTCTGAGAAAGATTTATGGCAGAAGTCTGGTAACATATGTATAGAGTATGAGTCGTGGGGTAAGCCTTCCGGTATAAGAGCCACTGAATCAGACTATTGGTTTCATAACTTATGTGTTGGAGACAACGAGTTCTGTACCCTTGTATTTAAAACAGATGTACTTAGAACTATTGTTGATAAGCTTGACACCTTTAAAACTGTAAGAGGTGGTGACCACAAGGCAAGTAAAATGTTTCTTGTTAATTTACAGAAGCTATTTTCATCAGATGTAATTAAAGCTTTTAAGGAAGCAGAGAAAAATGACAAAGAAAAATAAAAAAACACTTGACACTTCTAACCAAGAAGTATATAATAAACTGTCAGCTAAGAAAACAACATCCGAATCTGGTCACTGGTACACCCAAGAGGGTGACCCAATGTACACAGTCATAGGTGCTAATGGTAAGGAAAGAAACACTACCCTTAGAGATGCTAAGAAAGATAACCTAGTACCTTCTGTCACTACCATTCTTAGTATGATAGCCAAGCCTTCATTAGAGAATTGGAAAATAAACCAAGCACTTAACTCTGCCCTTACCTTAGAGAAAAATGTGCTGGAATCCACAGAAGAATTTGCTTACAGATGTAAGGTAGATTCTAAAAGGATTGGTCAAGAGGCTGCAAAAAGAGGTACTGAGATTCATGCTATGATTGAACGAGGATTCTTAGGAGAAGAAGAAACAGAAACTTACTGTATCATTAAGAACTATTTAAATGATAACTTCCCTAACGAAGAATGGATAGCAGAAGCTTCCTTCTGTGCTGACTTGGGCTATGGTGGTAAGATAGACTTATATTCTAAGTCTGGTATCTTTGTTGACTTTAAAACTAAGGACAACTTAGAAGGTAAAGACCCTGCTAAATTAGTATACGATGAACATGGTATGCAGTTGTCTGCCTATGCTCAAGGTTGTGGGTTTACTGATGTGGAAAGAGTATCTATATTTGTAGATAGAGAAGACACAGAACTTATCTCTTGTCATATCTGGGATAAAGATACACAAAACAAACACACTAAAATGTTTAACAGCATTTTAAATTACTGGAAACTTGTAAAAAATTATGAACCAAAGAAAGTCTAAACAGCTAAGAAGAAAATCAGAATCACTACTCATTGATTGGATAAGAACAATGACACCTGAAGGAGAAGACGCTACTAAGATAACTAAGAAAAACTTACACGAATTTATACCGGAGCAAACACACCTCTTTGCTAATAATAGATTTATGTTAAGTGCTTACAGCTTAAGATGGTTTAATAAAAAGGTAAAGAAAAATCCTAACCTTACACTAGAAGATTTAAATGCCTAGAAGAGTACCAAGAAAACCTAGACCTAAGAAGGTTGATGTACCTAAAGGATATGATAGCAGGTGGGAATACGAGATACACCAAACTATTCTTAAAGATTGGAAACACCATTGGGAAAAGATAGACTACACTATTAATCATAGATATGAGCCAGACTTTGTAAAGATAACTGACGATAAGATTATCTTGTTAGAAGCTAAGGGTAGGTTCTGGGACTACGCTGAGTACAGTAAGTACATACATGTTAGAGAAGCCCTAGACCCTGAACACAGAGAGCTAGTATTCTTATTTCAAAAACCTTATGCTCCAATGCCACAGGCTAAGAAAAGAAAAGACGGAACAAAAAGAACTCATGCCGAATGGGCAGAGGCAAATAACTTTAGATGGTACAGCGAAGAAACGCTACCAGAGGAATGGAAAAATGACATATAAGTTTAACGAAGAAAATACACTGATACAGATAAGAAGAAATATAGATAGAACTTATGAACAACATTACGCAGGTGAAAAGTACCAAGCCACTGATATGATTATAGATGCCGGACACGGAGAAAGTTTTTGTATTGGTAACATAATGAAATACTCTATGAGATTTGGAAAGAAAGATAATAAAAAAGCAGAGCTTCATAAGATAATACATTATGCTATAATAGCTTTACACTTACAGGAAAAGAAAGATGATTGAAGACAAGGTAGGAACTAAACAATATTTAGGAATAGAGATAGACTATGACAGAGAGAAAACCTTTGATAAGTTTAGTATAGATACATTAAAAGACAGATATTTTTGGGAGAAAGAAACACATGCACAAGAAGCGTTCGCAAGAGCCTCCGTCTATGGAGCAACCTTCAAAGGTAACACAGATTTTGAGTTGGCTCAGAGACTTTATAACTACAGTTCCAATCGTTGGTTCATGTTTAGCACTCCTATTCTTAGTAACGGGGGAACCACTCGTGGGCTTCCTATCAGTTGTTTTCTTAATTATGTTCCTGATAGTAGGGGTGGTTTATCAGCTCATTATGATGAGAATATTTGGTTGGCAAGTTCGGGTGGTGGCATCGGTGGATATTGGGGAGACATTAGAAGTAACGGTGTATCTACTGCTCATGGCTCTCGTTCAACTGGCTCAATTCCATTCATGCATGTAGTTGATTCTCAGATGTTAGCCTTCAACCAAGGTACAACAAGACGAGGTTCTTACGCGGCTTACATGGACATAAGCCATCCGGAGATTGAAGAGTTCATTAACATGAGAAAAGAATCTGGTGGTGACATCAATAGAAAGAATCTTAATCTACATAATGGAATCAACATCACTAATGCTTTCTTACAAGCTGTAGAAAAAGATGATGACTGGAGATTGATTGACCCTAAATCTAACGAAGCTGTTAAGACAGTAAACGCTAGAGATATATGGTGGCAAATCATTCATGCTAGAGCAGAGACAGGTGAACCATACATGATTAATATAGATACATGTAACGAGGCATTACCTAAAGAACAAAAAGATTTAGGACTAAAGATAAGACAGAGCAACCTATGTTCAGAGATTACTTTACCTACTAACG